CCCGGTGGACACCCAAGCGGGGGTAGCAGTACAGTCGCGCCCTATGACAGCGGCCTCTAAAGTAGGGCAATCCAGGGCCAAGACCGGGGGTAGACGCCCCGGCACCCCCAACAAGACCACCCGTGAATTCCGGGTGACGATCCAGGCGTTGCTCGACGCAAACCAAGAGAACATCGGCAAATGGGTGGCCCAGGTGGCCGATGGCGTGCCGGCCAAGTTCGACAGGCAGGGCAATTGCGTGATGCCTGGGCGGCCTGCCGACCCCAGCATGGCTCTGGCCCGGCTGGGCGCCCTGGCCGACTATGCGGCGCCCAAGCTGTCCAGGCAGGAGCAAGTCGGCGAAGGTGGCGGGCCGCTAACCGTCATCATCAAGAAGGAAGCGTGATGCAAGCACCCAAGGAATCGTTGGACGCGGCCATTGCGGCCAACTGGGCCACCGCCCAGGCCGACCCACCAGCCCCTGCGGCTGCGAATAGCGTTACGGGTAATTCGCCCACGCATGCCGACAAGTACATGACGCCAGAGGGCACGCGCCACATCGCGCAGAAGGCGGCGAAGGCCAGAGAAGACATGTTCGCCAGGGGCATGCGCGAGGGGACCGAGCCGTACATCTTCGCCGGGCCTGCCCGGGTGCATCACGACAGCGACGTGACCAGCTACCGCATGGGTGGCGTGCATGTCAGCGTCACAGGCCTGGAGATGCTGCAGGCCACCGACCCCGAGGCCCTGGGCTATGCCAAGGGCCAGGAACTGAAGCGGCTGTATCGTGAGAGTGCTGAGGCGCAGCCCGTGCCCAGCGGCTACTTCGATGGCCCACCCAACCCGCCCGGCCAGGACATCGGCATGGGCAGCAAGCGCGACATGCCGCCGCTGCTGCAGATGACCATCAGCACGCAGTTCCTGTCGACCGTGCTGCATGAGCTTGCCGGGCAGGCCTCGATGTGCTGGACGATGCCGCCAGGGCACCCTAACGCTGTCTTCGACAGCCAGCGTGCCTGTGATGCCGTGGCGCATGCCCTGAAGCGGCTGGCCCCGGAGCCTTCACCTAATCGTGTACACGTCGAGCCCGAACTGGTGCACTACTACCGGGCCAATCAAGGCCAGGACAACGGTGCCTGAGATCAGCCTGCCCAACGGCTTCGTGCCACGCCCGCCGCAGCGGGCCTTGATGCGCTACTTCGACCATGGCGGGCTGCGTGCTGCAGCCTGCTGGCCGCGCCGCTACGGCAAGGATCTGACCATGGTCCACCAGACGGTCAAGATGATGTTCGAGCGCCCGGGCATGTACTTCCACATGTTGCCGAACCATAAGCAGGCCCGAAAGGTCATCTGGGACGGCTTCGACAACAGCGGCCAGAAGATCATCGACCACGCCATGCCCAAGGTGATCCGCCAGGACACCAACAAGACGGAGATGAAGATCACCTTGCGCAACGGGGCGATCTGGCAGCTTGTGGGCAGTGACTACTACGACAGCATCGTGGGCGCCAACCCCTTCGGCCTGACGATGTCCGAGGCTGCACTCAGCGATCCCCGGGCGTGGTCCATCTTCCGGCCCATCCTGGCAGGCAACGGGGGCTGGGCCGCGTTCATCTCGACGCCCCGGGGTTACAACCACTTCCACGACCTTGTGAAGCTGGCCAAGGGCAACGCGGCGTGGTTCCACTCGCACCTGGGCGTGAAGCAGACCAAGCACATCGCCGAGTCAGTGCTGGCCGATGAGCGGGCCGAGATGCCCGACGAGCTTTACAGGCAGGAATATGACTGCGACTTCAGTGCTGCTAACGTTGGTGCCATCTTCGGTCGGTACGTTGAGCAGGCCGAGAAGCAGGGTCGAATCTGTCCACTCGACCCACCCGGTGTACACGACGAGGTATGGGTCACCAGTGACATCGGCTATCGAGACAAGAGTGCCTGGGTGTGGTGGAAGCGCATGCGCGGCGGGTTCGAGATCTTTCACTACGACGATGCCTCAGGCCTGGATGCCGAGGAGTGGGTCACCCGGCTGCGTGGCCAGCCCAAGGCCGACGTGCTGATCCTGCCGCACGACGCCAGGGCCAAGACCTTCGCCTCCAAGCGCACGGCCGTGGAGACGTTCCTGTCCGACCCGCCCTGGCCCGGCTGTGAGGTGCGTGTGAACGAACTGCGCAAGAAGTCCGACAGCATCAACGCCGGGCGCATCGTGCTGCGCCACGTGCGCATCAGCAGCGGCCAGACGGTCGAGCCCTTCCTCATGGCCATGCGGGCCTACGCCTACAAGTACGACGAGGAAACCAAGACCTTCAGCAGCGAGCCCGAGCACACCTGGGCCAGTCATGGCGCCGATGCGTACATGGAGGGGGCGGCCCGGCTGATGGTCATCGACCCGCCGGCCGAGCCGAAGAAGATCATCGTGCCCGGCATCAACCGTACATTTACGCTTGAGCAGCTTTACCAGACGGTCGGGCCGCAGCAGCGCAACGGGAGGCTTTGATGCCAACTACCAGTGACGAAACTCCGCAAGGCGTCGACCCGGACCCGAGCAACGCCAAGGACGTCCACGAGCCTGTGAAGCCTGGGGATCAGTCCAAGGTGCCCAAGCAGGTGCAGGGGCGCAAGCCGGCCGACATGGCCAAGCGGTGGGAGACGGAACTGCAGGCGGCGAAGAAGGAACTGTCGAAGTTCCACACCACCGGCCGCAGGCTGGTGCAGCGGTATCTGGACGAACGCGACAGCGCCGGCCTGGGCAACGAGTCAGATGCCAAGTTCAACCTGTTCTGGTCGAACATCGAGGTGCTCAAGGCCAGCCTGTATGCGAAGCCACCCGACGTGGACGTGAGCAACGCCTACAAAGACGGCGAGGACGACGTGTCCCGGGTGGCGGCCAACATCCTGCAGCGGCTGTTGAACCACGACATCGAGGATGGCGACGAATCGACCTACAGCGACGTCACCAAGCAGGCCGTGGGGGACTACCTGATCGTCGGCCTGGGGCAGGTCTGGTACAGGTACGAAGTCGAGACCGAGGAGTCCGAGGTGGAGGCCGTGACCGACCCCCAGACCGGCCAGGAACTGGCGCCCGCCGTGCCCTACGAGGCCATCACGGGCGAGGACGCCCCGGCCGACTACGTCTACTGGGAGGACTTCTGGTGGTCACCGGCCCGCGTCTGGCAGGACGTTCGCTGGGTGGCCCGCAGCGTGTACATGAACCGCGAGGAACTGTGCGCACGGTTCGGCCAGAAGATCGGCAAGGCCATCCCCGTGAGCAAGGTCAAGAACAAGAACGACGGCATCGGCCCGCAGAACGATCCGTGGGAGAAGGCCCGGGTGTTCGAGATCTGGGACAAGACCACGCAGTGCGCCTACTGGCACGTCATGGGCTTCGACGTGATCTGCGACTACAAGAAGGATCCGCTGAAGCTGCGCGGCTTCTTCCCGTGCCCGCCGCCGCTGATCGCCAATGCGGTGACCAGCAAGTTCATGCCCCGGGCCGACTACCTGCTGGCCCAGGACCAGTACGCACAGATCGACGGCCTGACCACCCGGCTGAAGTACCTGATCGAGGCCTGCAAGGTGGTGGGCGTGTACGACAAGAACAGCACGCCCATCGGCCGCATCTTCCAAGAGGGCCAGGAAAACCAGATGATCCCGGTGGACAACTGGGCCGCGTTCGCCGAGAAGGGCGGCATCAGCGGGCAGATGGACTTCGTGCCCATCGACGTCATCGCGGCTGTCATCGAGAAGCTGACGCAGCAGCGCGAGGTGCTCAAGGCCAACCTGTACGAAGTGCTCGGGATCGGCGACATCATGCGCGGCATGACCGACCCGGATGAAACCCTGGGTGCACAGCAACTCAAGGCCCAGTTCGGCGGCAACCGGCTGCAGTTCAAGCAGCAGGCCATCGGCACCTGGGTGGCCGGGGGCCAGCGCATCCGCGCACAGATCATGTGCGACAAGTTCCAGCCCCAAACCATCATCGAGCGCAACAACATCATGCTGTCGCCTGATGCGGCCCTGGCTGATCAGGCCGTGCAGTTCCTGAAGTCACCCGACAACAGCAAGTTCTACCGCATCACCATCGAATCCGAATCCATGGCCATGGTCGACTGGGCCCAGGAACGCGACAGCCGGGGCCAGTTCCTCGAAGCTGTCTCGGGCTTCATGACGGCCGTGCTGCCGCTGATCGAGGGCAAGCCCGATCTGGCCCCGGTCATGTGGGAGATGATGAAGTGGGGCCTGGGCGGCTTCAGGATCAGCAAGGAAATCGAGACGGTCATGGACGAAGTCATCGCCAAGGCCAAGCTGCCGCCACCGGAGCAGGCGCCGAACCCGCTGGAGGATGCCACCGTGCGCGAGAAGGACGCCACGGCCGTCAAGAACAAGACCCAGGCCGTCAAGAACCTTGCCGAGGCGGGGCAGAAGGGCATCGAGAACCAGATGGCCCAGAACATGGGCCCACCACCGGCTGGCGGGATCATGGGCGGCCCGCCGCCGCAGGGGGGACCGGGCGGCATGCCGATGCAAGGGCCCGCCAACATGGTCCCCCTGGAGCCCCAGCCCCCATTGCAGTAGGAGACAGACATGAGCAAGAAGCACGACGAACCCAAGCTGACCCCGGAGCAGGAGAAGCTGGCCAGCCAGATGCAGGAAGACTTCGCCAAGCTGGCCGCTGTCGACAAGGACGACACCGACAAGGCCGAAGAAGCCAAGCAAGCCGACACCTATGCCGAGGAGCCCCGGCCCGTGGAGCCCGAACGCTTCTACAACGGCGGTGCCACGGCCGAGGAAATCGCCAACTGGCGGGAAGTGCACGGCAAGGGATAGGCCATGGTCGACTTCACCAAGGCGCGGGCCCTGCGCGGGCTGGCCGGCGCGGACCTGATCGAGCCGTGGAAGTGGCGGCCCCTGGAGGACGTGCGCGCCGACATCGGCGGCATGACCGAGATACCCAGCCACATCACCGACACCTACGGCCAGTTCATGAAGGAGCAGGCCAAGCGGGCGAAGGAAGGCAAGCTGGGCCCACGCGACATGCTCAAGGCCTACGGCATCACCCGTTCCAGCGTCAACCGCGCCGGGCGCGAGATGGGCGACGATCTGGCCAGCGGCCCGACACGGCCGGAAGGGTACATGGCCGAGTGGCTGATGTCGCCCGAGGGGCAGCGATACCTGAACGCGGCCGAGAAGGGCACCGTCGACCCGAAGGCCATCGAGGACATCGTGCAACGCTTCCAGCCCTTCGGCATGGCCGAGACGCTGGGCAAGGACCTGACCTGGGGCGCGCAGAACCTGCCGCAGCGGTCGACCAACCTGAGCACGGCCGTGACGGGCCCGGCTGACCAGTGGCGTCAGACGGCGCAGGGCATGCACGGCATCGGCCCGGCCAAGTCGGGCTTCATCGCCTCCCTGGTGGGCCGGGGCGACATGCCTACGCTGGATGCCCGGCAGATCAAGCTGCAGTCGGGCTCGACGCCGGCCGAGGCCAAGCAGTGGATGGGCAAGGGCAGCGGCCGGGGCGGGGACGCGGCCGTGGACCGGCTGTCGCAGCGCCAGCTTGACCTGAACCTGGGCATCCCGGACGATCTGCGTGACCAGTACCAGCACCTGACGCACCACGCCCTGTGGGATGCCGTGGGCGGCACCAAGACCACGCACGAAGACCTTGTGCGGGCCATGCAGAGGGGCGGGGCCACGCCCGCAGCCATGACCGCCACGGCTGCAGGCGCGGGCACGGCCGCAGCGGCGCCCGGGCTGCAGGCGGGCACGCCGGCCGACTTCCTGCAGTCGCTGTCGAACACGGCCGCGTCGACCGTGTCGGCTCCCGTGGACATTGCCACGTGGCTGGCCAACAAGGCCGGCGAGGGCTACGACGCCCTGCGCTCGCCGCGCATGAGTGAACTGGTCACCGGCAAGCAACCGTCGTTCAAGATCGACAAGCCCTTCCTCGGCTCGGACTGGATGGAGGAAAAGGGCCTGACCAAGAAGGTGCCCCAGACGGCCGCCAGCCTGGGTGGCGAGACGGTGGGCAACATCCTGCCCTTCGCGGCGGCGAAGAAGGCCCCGGAGATTGCTGCGGCCATGCTGCGCGGGGGTGAGAACCTCGCCGCGCCGAAGACCCTGGGCTCACAGCGCGGCGTGTACCTCGCGCATACGCCCAGCAAGCCCGACCCGACCGTGGGCACCCGGTTCGAGCGGGAAGACCTGGGTGGGTTGGCGCCAAAGACGCCGCTGAACATCGAGGGGGCCAAGGGCGGCAGTTTCATGACGGGCCCCTGGGACTCAAGCGGGCGCAACCAGCGCATTACCAGCGTCAGCGAGGAGAAGCTGCCCCAACCCGTGGTCACTACCGGCGGCCAGGACTTCGCCCGGGACCTGAAGAACATCGAGGCCGGGCGCATGGGGGCCTCCAACAAGAGCATGGCCCTGCGTGGGCAGAGCCGTGTCGACGTCGCACACCGCGAAAACCTCGATGCCGGGGGCACCGGCCGGGTCTTCGTGCTGCCGTCCACGATGGGCCCGAATTCGGAGTTCTTCTCCACGATGCCCACCGAGGTGCTGATGCAGTTGATGCGCAATGCCGACCTGAGCAAGACCCGGGTGGCCGGGCTGGACAAGCTGGTGCGGGACATGCCCGTGGTCACCAAGGCCGGCACGCGCCAGCCCTTCAAGGGCTTCGCGGGCTTCAACGACCCGGATTTCGAGCGGCAGATACTGGAGGGCGCGGGGGCCCAGGGGGGCACGGCCGGCGAACTGCGCAAGGCCATCTCCGACCGGCTGACGCTGAAGGAAAACCAGAAGCTGCTGGGCTACAACATGGAAGACATGATGGCGGCCATCCAAGATCCGGCCCTGCGCGGTGTGCCCAAGGGCTACGTCGGCAACACGGTCATGGAGGGCAAGCCCGGGGCGTCGATCATGGACGTATCGAACCACCCGGCCTACAACCGGGGTCAAGCGGGCAACTACCTGGGCACCCTGGGTGCGAGCGGCCCCATGCAGGCGGCCATGCCGAAGACCTACAACCGACTGTTCAAGGAGATGCAAGGCCGGGGCGGCGACCCCCACCAGAACGCCATCAACGCCATGGACAAGCGCGGCGCAGGCTTCTCCGAGGTGATCGACCAGCAGACTATCGATTCGTGGAACCAGTGGCTGGAGGCGCAGGCGAAGCTGGCGGGTCGGTAGCGTCACCGGCTTCGAAGTCGGCCTTCCACAGGTCCAGTTCGATGCATGTCAGCATCGCGTGGCAGTCGGCCAGGAATTCGGCCTGTACCCCGTACTCACCCTTGACGAATCCGTCGTCGGTGCGGTAGGTCACGATGCCTTCGGGGTCGCGGGTGAAGGTGATCTGCATCATGGTTAACTCCCTAAAGTGAGACTGAGGCTACATTCTATCATGACCAGAACCACCTATGTGTACCGCAACCGGGAAGGCGGGGGTGTCGACGTCTTTGAAAAAGGACATGAATCTCCCCGTGTACACGCTGACGCCGGGGCCCTGTGGGGCGACCGTGGCTACGACGGCATGCGCACGACGGACGGGGTCGACATCGGCAGTCGGTCCAAGCACCGTGAGTACATGCGCCGGCACGGCCTGACCACGGCCGACGACTACACCGACACCTGGGCCAAGGCCGAGGCCGCCAGGACGCTTTACCGCCAGGGCAAGGGCGGCGGGGCAATCACCAGAGACGATATTGCCGAAACCATCGCCCGCATGCAGGGCACATAAGGAGACTTTTGATGGGCGCAGAGACTGACGACGACGTGGTGGTGGACGACCTTCGGGGCGACATCGAGGCGGCCCTGGGCGACAGCGAGGGCAGTGCCCAGGCCAACCCCGACCCGCTGACCGATGGCGGGGAACCACCCCAGATTGCCGAAACCACCCCAACTGGGGTGCCCGAAGGTTCGGGCAAACCCTCGACCGGCCGGGACAGCCTGGGCCGGTTCCTGCCCAAAACGGCCCAAACGGCCGATCCTGGGCCTTTGGCGCCTCCAGGCACCCAACCCCTGGCCCAGCCCGCGATAGGCCAGCCAGCGCCCGCCCAGCCGGCCGCGCAGGGCATTCCTGCGCCGGCCAGCTTCAGCGTGATGGCCCGGGAAGCCTGGGCCCAGGTGCCTGCTGCGGTGCAGCAAGAAGTGTCCCGCCGCGAGCAGCAGATGCAGCAGTGGGCCAACGACACGGCCCCGGCACGCCAGCTTGGCGAGCAGTTCTGGGAGCGGGTGCAGCCGTTCATGGGGGCCATCCAGGCGGAAGGGGTCGACCCCCTGACGGCCGTGGAGAACCTGCTGCAGTGGGGTGCCCGGATGCGCATGGGCACCCCCGGCGAGAAGGCCTTGACGGTGGCCAACATGGTCCGGGCCTACGGGGTCAGCATCGAAGACTTGGACTCGGCCCTGGTGAACGGCCGGGTGCCGCAGTCCCAGCAGCAGACCAACGGCCACGACCCGCAGTACGTCCAGCAGGCCGTGCAGCAGGCCTTGCAGCCCCTGTACCAAGCGGCCCTGGCCCGGCAGACCCAACTGCAGCAGGCGGCCGAGGAACACACCCGGGGCGAAATCGAGGCTTTCGCGGCCGACCCGAAGCACAAGTACTTCCCGGATCTGCGCGGCATCATGGCCGATCTGGTCGACGTGGCGCAGAAGAACGGGGGCGACCTTTCCTACGAGGATGCCTACAACCGGGCGGCGATGTTGCACCCCGAAATCTCCAAGGTCATAATCGCCCAGCGACAGGGTGTAAATGCTCACCAACTGACGGCAGCCGCCCAGCGAGCAAAAGCAGCGGCAGTCAGCGTGGTGGGTTCAGCACCCATCGGCAACCCGAATCCGTCCGAACCGTCATCGATACGCGAGAGCATCGAGGCGGCCATCGAGGCGCATTCGAGGTACTGAGGCGTAGTAGCACCGTCCTACGGGGCAAACCACCGCACGCGGCCAGGGGAGCCCGGGTAGACACGGCCAGCGAAGCTGACCTTGGGTGAGCAGGTGTATGCGGGTAACCGCAGGCTTAATCATCTTTGGAGGCTTCCATGGCATTCCCCAACGTGTCGGACATCGTCGCCACGACGATCCAGTCACGCACCCGCAAGATCGCGGACAACGTGACGAAAAACAATGCGCTGTACATGCGCCTTGACCAGCGTGGCAACCGCAAGCCCTTCTCGGGCGGCAATGTGATCTATCAGGAACTGTCCTTCGCGCAGAACGCGAACGGCGGCTGGTACAGCGGGTACGACCTGCTGCCGGTCGCAGCCAGCGACGTGATCAGCGCAGCCGAGTTCACCATCAAGCAGCTTGCCTGCCCGGTGACGATGAGCGGCCTGGAAACCATCCAGAACGCCGGGCGCGAGCAGATGATCGACCTGATGGAAGGGCGCATCAACGTGGCCGAGGCCACGATGGCGAACCTGATGGCCGAGGGCATCTACAGCGACGGCACCACGTTCAGTGGCAAGTCGTTGACGGGCCTTGCGGCCGGTGTGCCTGCACTGGCGCCCGCCTCGCAGACCACGGCCTATGGCGGCATCGTCGGCTCGACGTGGACCTTCTGGACCAGCAAGTACACGCTGACGGCCGCACAGACAGCGGCCAACATCCAGGGGTTCATGAACACCATGTGGGCCAGCCTGATCCGGGGCACCGACCGCCCGGACCTGATCGTGCAGGACAACGTGGCCTGGGGTGTGTACCTCGCATCGCTGCAGGCCCAGCAACGCTTCACCTCGCCCGAGGTTGGCAACCTGGGCTTCCCGTCCATCAAGTACATGGACGCGGACGTGGTGCTGGACGGCGGTATCGGCGGCTTCAACACCGCCAACACCACCTTCTTCCTCAACACCAAGTACATCTTCCTGCGCCCCCACAGCGCACGGGACATGGTGCCGTTGAGCCCCAACAAGCGGTATGCGGTCAATCAGGATGCCGAGGTCAGCATCCTGGCCTGGGCCGGGAACCTGACCTGCAGCGGCAGGCAGTTCCAGGGTCGGCTGGTCGGCGCGTAAACCTCGATTGCGTTTGACCAAGGCAGGGCCGGGTTAGGTCAAGTCCTTTCAGTACCCGGACCCTGCCCCCTATTCGTTTACAGGAGCACACCATGCCCGCAGGACTTCCCGGTAGCACTTCGGTGCAAAACGCTGCCAACCCGTCGGCTGGCAACTTCGTCCTCTTCGACCTGCTGTCGGGCCCGAAGGGCTCGCCCAAGGATCGTGACGTGGACATCGCCCCGACCGCCAGCCCGACATCTGCCGGCACGGCCAGCGGCAACGCCTCCACGGGTGCCCTGGCCACCGGCATCGGGTTCGGCTCGCCGCCCGTCATTGGGTTGACGGCCCCGGCCAGCATCGTGGCTGCCGGCTATGGCGACGACTACACGCCTGGGCTCACGAAGCCCGACAACACGTCGTCGGCCAACAGCAGCATCATGTACATCGGTGGGGGCCGCAGCGATGCCCCTACGCTGGCCCTGGACGGCCGGGCCGTGTCGAACCCGTACACGGCCGGCTGGGGCATCGGGGGCGCCGGCAACAGCGGCTCCCGCGATGCGGGTGCAGGCCCGGCCTACACCGGCTTCTCCACCAAGATGGTGACGGCCACGGGGGCGGTGGCCAACGGCGCCGCAGTCGAGACAGGTTTCACCAATCGCAGCGGCGTGGCCCTGGTGACAGGTCAGTCGGTGTTCGGCTCCAGCACGACAGCCAGCGCCGTGCCTGCGTAGGGGCGCGGCATGTCCACCGACACCGTACCGGACATTTTCGAGAAGCCCGGCGTCCCCTACAGCACGACCACGGACGACTACAGCACCACGCAGATCGGCGCGGCGCTGCCGACTGTCGAGACTGCCAGCGTGGTCAACTACCCGATGGGCGGGGGTGCGCCTTCAAGCGACCCGCTGAACATCACGTTCAGCGGGACCATCGCTACGCCCCCGTCCATGACGGTGGGCACGCCCATCACGCCCATCACCATCAGCACGAACTTCAGCGGTGGCCCGCCGCCGAAGGTCTATTCGGTCTTCAGCGGCACGCTGCCGCCTGGGCTGGCGTTGAACGCCAGCACGGGCGTGGTCAGTGGCACGCCGACCACGCCCCAGGCTGCGGCCAACGTGGTCTTCAAGGGCACCGACAACAACGGCAACAGCGCCAATAGCAACGGGGTGCCGTTCACGGTGGCCGCAGCGGGCGACCCAGTTGCTATTGCGATTGTCAATGCTGTACAGGCATGGTGGGACTTCGAGCAGAACGACGGCACCAACCAGTTCTTGGATTCCAAGAACAGCAACCACCTGACTGCCTACAACAACGGTGCGACCACCACATCTGCGCAGTCGACTGCTACAGGCATGGTTGGTCGCGGCATGCAGAACCAGAATGCTGAGACTTCACGTACTGCCTTAATCCCACGCAGTAATACGAACCTGGACTTCCCGAATTCCGATTGGTCCATCGGCGGATGGTTTAAGTTGCCGCTAGGCACGTCTGCATCGGCACGGTTCCTGATGGGCCGAGTAGGGGATGGTTCCGGCTCCACGCTTCAAGCGTACTTGGCACAGCAAGGGTCTGACGGGCTGTGCTTCATAGCGACCACCAATGGCGTAACTCAAGTCTCCACGGCTGAAATCGTTGCGTCCACGACCGTGCCTATGTTCATCGTTGCAACATTCGACAGGACCAACAACCTGCTTCGCTTGCGAATCAGGAGCACCGCACCGCACACGACCAACGTCACGCAAGCCTTCCCAGGGGCGTTGTTCACGACGCTTACCAATGCCAATTTCTGTGTGTGGGATGCCTACGCTGGTGACACCAGCAACTTCTCAGGTACTCGGTGTCCAGTCAACGCCATGTCGGACAGTTGCTTCTATGTGAACAAAGCCCTGACCGATGCTGAAGTCACAATGCTCTACAACGCTGGTGCGGGCCTGAGTTACGCCCAGTTGCGGACCCTGGCGGGGATGTAGACCATGCTTATTTCTGGCGTCCTGAAATTCGATGACCTGGGCCGCATCATCCTGTCGGCGGGTCCCCCGGTGGACTTCAACGGGGGCACCCCCATCGGGGCTGATGGGGGCCTTGCTGCAGCCGCAGGGTCTGACCCTGCGCTTTACTTTGCGGCCATCGGCTACCTTGACAACGGGGCCATTACCGACAGCGACAACCCGCTGGTGCCCCAGGTTGGCCCGTTGACCAATGACAGCGGCCAGATTCGCATTAGCTTCGGCCCGCCCGTGTACTGGTATGCGGGCCTGCCGCTGACCGCCGAGGGGTTCCTGTCGATCAGCGGCGGGGATCCGCCCGTGGATATCGGTGAATTCGACTTCGGCTTCGATCAAGCCTTTGACATAGGGATCTGACCATGCCACGCAAGACTGTCCTCGCACTGCTGGCCCAGGCCGATGCCACGCTGCCCGACAACATCTCCCAGGACATCAGTGCGGCCGATGTGCGCAGCATGGTGAAGGACACCATCGAAACCTACAGCCCCGGCTATGGCATCGCATCGCGCACGGCCTTGACGCTCATCGCCCTGGGCGTCACGCCGCAGATCGTCACCTACGATGCCGTGCTGGCGCAGACGGCGGACTACGTGGTCAATGCCGCCGCAGGCAGCGTGCAGCGGCTGGCGAACGGTCTGCCCACCACGGTGAACCGTGTCTCGTTCAACTGCGACGTCGCGGCGCCAGCCGGCAACGAGGTGGTGTTCAGCCTGTTCAGGGACGGCATCGACATCCCCGGGGGCACCACGGTCAGCGGCCAGGGCGCGGGCAACCTGTCGCAGGCGTCCTTCAGTGTGGGCACCACCAGCCCGGGGGCCGCAGACCACGTGTACACAGTCAGGGCCAGCAAGATCAGCGGTGGCGCCGACAACGTCGAATTGAGCAACGTCCGATTCTTCGTGGAGTACATCCCCACCATCGGCATCTAACCGGCCGGCCACGTCGCGCCAGTGGCCGTGCTGTTCTACAGGCGCAAGCTGCAACAGCAGATAAGGAGAACTCAAGTGGTCATGGATGCGCAGCAGGTCGAAGCCCTGCAGAACAGTACCCCCACCGATTGGTCGAAGTTCGATCAGGCCATCGGGGCCGATGCACAACGGTTCGGCATGAACGGGCCCGGCGGCCTGCCGCCCGGCATGGGCCCGGGCTGGGACGACAAGCTGCACGTCAGGTTCTTCATGCGCCCGCGCATCGACCCTGAACGTTCGCAGCAGGAGAACCGACCCATCTACAAGGATGTGCCGCACGTTGAGATCATGATCCCGGGCGATAAGAACAACATCGTCACAGCCGAGGTGTGGGAGCAGCACAAGATCCGGTTCCCGATCCACTGGGAGCAGTTCCAGGCCGGCATCAAGGATCAGGTGGTGGGCACCCCGCTGAAGGTGGCCCCATTCCTGACCGAATCGCACGTCGAGGAATTGGCCTACTTCAAGATCAGGACCATCGAGCAGCTTGCGAATCTCAGCGACACCAACATGACGTTCATGGGCGCCCGCGAGATGAGCAACGCGGCCAAGAAGTACCTGCTGACGATCAGCGGCAACGAGGCCTTGCTGGAGCGCATCAAGATGCTGGAGGCCCGCCTGGGCGAGCAGTCCGAGGCGGTGCGCGACAACTTCGACCGGGCTGTGCCGCAGCGGCTGTCGACGCCCCCGGACGACCCCGACGATCCCGAGGAAGTCACCACGGCCCCGCGCAAGAATTTTGGCCCGGTGGCCAAGAAGACCCGCAAGTAGCCTGGAGCAGCGCACATGCCTTACCAGATGACAGACTTCAGCACGTTGGCCACGCTGGTCAACAACGTGTGTGCGCTGCTGTCCCTGCCCCAGACCACCGATGCCGCCGGCAGCACCGACGGCAACATCGTGCTGATGCGCACGGCGGCGAACCTCGCCAGCCTGGAGATGCTCAACGCCTACGAGTGGTCGCAACTGACGAAGATGGGCACCATCACGGTGGAGACGGCCGTGCCGCCCACGCCCGGGCAAGCCAGTGAGACAGCCTTCGATCTGCCCGAGGATTTCTACAGGTTCATCGACCAGACGCAGTGGAACAACGCCATGCGGTTCCCGGCCGTGGGCCCGGTGGCACCGCAGGGCTGGATGACCTACATGGTCTTCCCGATCAGTGCCAACTTCACACTGACGTGGCAGATCAGGCAGCGCCAGATCTACTTCTTGAACGCCCCGGCCGCACCCGGCCAGGACTTTCGCTTCATGTACCTGTCCAGGGCCCTGGTGCAGGACGCTGACGATCCGACGCTGTACAAGAACGTCGCCAACAAGAACGGCGACACCTTCCAGCTTGACGGCATCCTGATGACGCTGCTGACGCGGGTGAAGTGGTTGGAGGCCAAGGGCTTCGACAGCGGCCCGGCCGTGCGCGACTTCCTGCTGGCCTTCGACAGCCGCATCGGTGCCGAGAAGGGGGCCAACATCCTGAACATGGCCCGGGGCCGCCAGGACTACCCGTACATCGGCATCGGCAACCTGCCCGAGGCCAGCTTGTACGGCATGCGGCAGAACTGATCACTGATAACGCAATGGCCGTCACTCTTCCCCCTGGCTGGACTGTCACTCCGACCCTGGAGCACGTCCCTGACCCGAATTTCCCGGGCATCACGGCCGGTGCGGGCTTCACCCGGTGGACCTACATCTGCACCGACGAGAACGACCAGTACGTGTGTTCCAGCGGTGCCCAGGAGGACTGCGAAGCCCAGGCCCTGACGGCCGCGCAGTCGCGCACCCAGCAACTTCCCTACACCGAGCCCCTGTAATGCCGCTGCAAGCCTACAGCCACCCCCGCCGCACGACGCCACGCCGGTCGGGCCAGCTTCGCACGCACGCGGCCTTCCCGTTCCCGGCACCGCAGGGTGGCATCAACACGGCCCTGCCGCTGCCGGGGGCCAGCCCGCTGACGGCCCTGCGCATGGAGAACTTCATCCCCCGTGCGCTGGGGTGCCAGCTTCGCAAGGGCTACGTGCTGTGGCAGTCGAACCTCGACGGTGAGGTGGGCAGCTTCATGAAGTACCAGCCGGCCACGGGGGCGGCCATCTTGCTGGCGGCCACCGACACCGGCAGCATCTACAACGTGACGGCCAACCTGCCGTCGACCACCGTGCCTACGCCCGTGACCACGGTGGCCGGCGGCCAGCCGAACGGTGAGTGGACATCGCTGAATTTCGTGACCGGCGGCGGGGTGCACGTGCTGCTGATGGTCAACCCCGGCGGCGGCTACTGGGTCTTCGATGGCACGACGTTTACGCAGATCACCTTGGGCGCCGGGGTCAACCAGATCACGGGCGTAGACCCGGACCTGTTCGTCTTCGTCACGGTGTTTCGCAACCGCATCTGGTTCATCGAGGGCGGCACCAGCAGGGCGTGGTTCCTGCCGGTGGACGTGTACTACGGCACGGTCGAGGAAGTCGACTTCGGCCCGATGCTGCCCAACGGTGGTGCCCTGGCCGCCTTGGTCAACTGGACCTACGACGGTGCCGGCGGCGCGGGCGGCACGGCCGGAGCCACCGGATCGGTCAACACGCAGCTTGTCGTGATAGGCGAACAGGGTGACGTGCTGGTCTATGCCGGCGATGACGAAGACGATCCGTCGCTGTTCTCGCAGATCAAGGGCCGCTGGTACGTGGGCCGGGTGCCGGTGGGCCGCCGCTTCTTCAGCCTGTACCTGTCCGACGTGATCATCCTGTCCGAGAAGGGCATGAATTTCATGTCCGAACTGATGCGCGGCCAGGGCTTCTTCGACAACGCCGGGCGGGCCCAGGCCATCAACAGCGAGCTTGCGCCGCAGATCAACAACACGCTGTCCAGCCGGTACTGGGAAGTGGTCTTCCTGCCGCAGCAGCAGATGATCGTCATCAACCGGGCCGAAGTCACCATCGAGCAATTGCAGTGGGTCTACGAGGTCAACAATCGGGCCTTTGCCACGATGCGCGGCATCCCGATGCTGACCGTGGCCGTTTTCGAGGGGCGGACCTTCAGCGGTGATCTGGAAGGCAACGTGTGGTGGTGCTTTGAAGGCAACTCCGACGGGGCCATTGACGACGAGCCGGGCCTCGACCTGCAGGGCATCATCGTCACCTCGTTCCAGGCCATGGGCGACCCGGTGCGGCTGAAGCGGTTCCTGATGGTGCGCCCCAGCTTCATCTCGGTGTCACCTCCCGGCATCCAGGCCGTGTTGAACCACGAATGGGACTTGGCGATGTCGGGGGCCACGCCGGCCTACGCCGGGGCCGGCGACAGCTTCTGGGACGTGGGCCTGTGGGATGTGGCCGTGTGGTCGGGTGCCGGCCAGTCCTACGAATCGTGGATCGGGGCCACGGGCACGGGCCGGTACGCATCGCTGGCCCTGCGGATACGGGGCGCGGCCGACACGATCTTCGTGGCGTGGCAGGCCCTGGTCGAGCAAGGTGGGATCCTCTAAGGAATCGACATGGGCTTCTCATTCAAGAAACTGTTCGTCAAACCCAAGGACTTGATCGGCGGGTTGAAAGACCCGAAGAACATGTTCAAGCAGTCGCTTAAGGGCAAGCTGCTGGGCCTGCCCACGCTGGGCCACCCGACTGAAGCCTGGAGCCCTGGCCAGGACCAGCGCAACATCGATGATGCCGTGCGCAAGGCCGGGGGTGGTGCCAGCGGCCGGGAGGGTGATGCGGCCAAGGGCACCCCCGGGATGATGAACGGTGGCGTGCTGGGCCCGTCGGGCCTGATGGGCTCGCCGGCCGAGATGGAGGCGCAAAGCCGGCAGCTTGCGCAGACCAAGGCCGACTGGGCCAGCCGGCCGGATCAGACCGACATGTACGGCAACCAGCTTCAGTGGTCGAGCCAAGCGGTGATGGACCCGGCCACGGGCCAGATGGTCAACAAGTGGTCGAGCAAGCTGAACATGGACCCGCTGCAGCAGCAGGCCATCGACAGCGAGAAGAACATCAAGGCCGGCATGATGAGCAACGCCCAGGGTTTGATGGGCCGGGTGGGTGAGTCCGTGGCCAACCCGATGGACTTCAGCAAGTTCCAGCAGTGGGGGGCCGTGCCGCAGGGCGACGATCAGGCACGCCAGCGCATGGAAGGCATGCTGATGGACCGCATGCGGCCCGAGCATGAGCAGCAGCAGGCCAACCTTGAAGCCCAGGTGCGGGCCATGGGCCTGACCCGTGGCATGCCGCAGTGGAACCGCGAGATGCAGCGGCTGGGCGACCAGCAGTCGCGGGCCAAGTTCGACGCCTTCCAGACGGCCGGCAACGAGATGACCAACCAGTTCAACCGGGAACTGTCCGGGGCCAACTACCAGAACACGCTGCGCGGCTCGCAGATCAGCGAGGAGGAGCGGCGCCGCCTGCAGCCGCTGGCCGAGATGAACGCACTGCGCCAGGGCAACCAAGTGCAGACGCCCCAGTTCAACCCGTTCACCAACAGCCAGTCGGCCGGCGGCACGGGCTATGTCCAAGAGGCGGCCGGCAACTCGGCGGCTACCCAGGCCAACCGCGCCAGCATCGGCAACGCAGTGCTGAACGCCGGCACGACGCTGGGCAGCCTGTACTACAACCAGCCTGCGCAGCCACGGCCTGTCGATGCCCCGGAGAATCGCCAGACCACCTTGCCGGGTGGTGTGGGCTCAGGTGCCAACCCGTACTAGGAGAACGCCATGTGGGAAATGCTCGCCGGGCTGGCGATGAAACTGCGGGACCAGCAACTGTCCGAGGAAGCGCAGAACAAGCAACTGGCCATCGCCCAGGCCCAGGGGCCGCAGGCCGATCCGTCCACTGCGGCACCAGACCTGGGCGGCATGAGCCTGGGCGGCGGCGGCGGTGGGGCACCGTCGACCACCAACCAAAGCGCGCCGCAGGGCACGCCCGAGGACTTGGCGTTGCTCGACTACCTGTCGCCCACCCCGGGCAGCAACCGCGATGAGCAGATGCGCAAGCAGTCCCAAGTCAACATGCTGCGTGACTACGGTGGCGGGCAGGCCCCGCCGATGCGCCTGGGGCAGGCCCCTAGCCCCTGGGAGACGGCCAGCGTGCTGGGCAATCGGCTGGCCACGCAGTACAGCACCGTGGGCGCCCAGGATGCCAAGAACGCCAACACGGCCGAACTGCTGAAGAAGATGTTCGCCAGCCAGCAGAAGGGCACGGGGGCCTCGCCCAAGCTGGACATCAGCAACTACCCGGGCATGGACACCAGCAACTACAGCACCGACTACGCAGGCGGCGGGGTCTGAGGGGCCGTCATGTACGAAGACATCATCGCGGGGATCATGCAGGACATGGAGGCCGACACGGCCGCTGCCCGTGCCAATGCCCTGCGCGGCAAGCAACCCCCTCCCCAGCCGCAGCCCCCTCCACAAGGGGGGCCCCTGCCGCCGGCATTGGGTGTACCG